GTCATCTTCTGGTGTCGGACGACGATGACGCCCGTGGAGGAGAACGGCATGCGGCCTGGGTATGACTGTCGGTGCTCGGGGTGCATGTCGTGGTGCCGGGCACGGGAGGGGAGGTGACTTCGGTGACCCGTCCTGACCGCGTGTCGCTCCAGCGTGCACGTGCGCGCGAGGTCGACCTTCTCGTCCTCGAGATTGCCCGCAAGATGGCGTCGGGCCAGTGGGTAGCCGGGCCGAGCCACGCCGAGCTCGCGCAACGGGAGGGCGTTGACCCCATCACGGTGCGCCAGTGGGCGGCCGAGGCGGGGAGGTTCCTCCGTCTGAGCCGCGAGGAGGACCGGGACGCCATCATCGCGCGTGACGCGGCGACGCTGGAGACGGTCGTGCAGATGGCCATGGACGCGGGCCAGCCAGACCTAAAGGCGGCCATCGCGGGACTAGCTCAGAAGCACAAGCTCCTCGGCCTGAACGCCCCTGAGAAGCACCAGCACGCCCACGTCGTCGCGACGTACGACCAACTCCCAGTCGGTGACCGGCTCGCCCAGGTCCGCGAAGCTATCGCGGCACTCCAGGCCGAGGAGGCCGCGCTCTTGCTCGAGGTGGGGCCTGACAAAATATGTCAGCCCGTGGTAGAGGAACCGGGGAGGGACGATGGCTGACTGGACGATCCGAGACGCCGTGCCCGAGGACGAACCCGCCCTCGTGTCCATGTGGCTCCGGGCCTACGCCCATAGCGCCGACGCCCGCGCGGACTTTCCCGGATGCCACGAGAAGGCCTCGCCTGCGGAGATAGCTTACTGGAGGGCCTACCAGCCCATCGTAACGGCCATCCTCCGCGCGGCCGACGTGCAAGTCCTCTGCGACCCCGAGCGCGTCGACTACCGCCACGGCCAGCGCGCCGTCATCTGGGCGTGGACCTGCACACTCGGGCACCGTGTCTTCTGGGCCTCGGTGAAGCGGCCCATCGTGGCCGGAGACCCCGAGCTTGCCCGTGACATGGTGCGCGACCTCCTCGGCGACGTCCTCGACGCGCCCGCGGTGGCGGAATGGCATCAGATGGACCTCCACCGGCTCGGCATGGTGCCGTCCGGGTGGAAGCGCGGGGGCGCATGGCGGTCGGCCATGCTGTCCCTGTCACAAGCGCTCCTCGACGGCGACGCGCTCACGGCCGTCGTCGGTGCGCACATCCTCGACCCGGCGCGGCCGGTGTGGAAGCCGGAGGCGGCATGAGGCTCTCGTCGGTCTACTTCGCGCAGCTCGTCCCCATCCCCGGCACGGACCGGAGGGAGACGCAGATGCACGCCTCGGACGGCTGGACGCTGGAGCGCCTCGACGATGGGCGGATCCAGTGCGTGAAGGACCTCGCCGTCGACGGGGGTACCAAGCGGGTGGACTTCGTCGTCGAGCGATGGCCGTGCGTGTATGAGGGGGAGACGGTGCCCGTCACCGTCACGGTCGACCACGAGGCGCGCGAGGTGACCTTCGAGGCAAAGGAGCCCCTTGGCCCGGCCGGTGGCGTCATCTCCAAGGCGCAGGCCTCCAAGCGGGGGAAGGCAAAGTGACCGAAGCCGCAGACAGGCTCCGCCACCTCGCGTTTCTTCAGGAGATGAACGACCTCGCCGGCTCGCTGGGGCACCACCGACACGTTGACGGGGGCACCGTCTGGCATCTCGTCCGGCGCGCACGCACGGCGGTCGGGACGTGCGTGGTGCCGGTGGCGTGACCCCCGCTGACGCCATCGCCCTCGCGCAGGCTCGGAGGCAGAAGCCCCCCACGGACGACTTCGCCCGCTTCTGCGCCTGGCTCGGCGTGACGCTCATGCCGGGGCAGGCCGAGTTCGCCCGCGTGGCCTACGGAGGCGGCCAGCCGACCACGGACCTGGCCCGCAAGCTCTTCGGCCCCATCGACGCCGTCCCCGCCGAGGCCCGCAACGTGGTCGCGGCTGTATGTGGCGCGAGGGCCGGAAAGAGCTACGTCCTCGTCGCGCTGCGCCTGCTCTGGGGCATGCTCGTTCGCGACGTCTCCAAGGTCCCGCCCGGTCCTCGCGCCGCCGCGCTCATTATCGCCCCGCGCGACGCCCTGCGGCTCGAGGTGTTCCGGTACGCCCTCGGCGCAGTCAGGAGCAAGTCCGAGCTTGCCGCGATGCTCCGCGAGCCCACGTCCGACACCTTCGCGCTCCAGCGCCCGGACGGCTACACGGTCGAGTTCAAGACCGGCGTGGCGACAGCCGGAGGCACCGCGGCCCGTGGCCAGTGGTGGACCGACTTCGCGCTCGACGAGTGCGCCTTTTTTAGGGACTCCTCGTTCAAGGTGAACGACGCGGAGCTATTCCGCGCAGGCTCGGCACGCGTGCTCCCTGGCGGGCAGACCATCGTGGCGTCCACGCCCTGGGCGGAGGGCGGCCTGCTCTACGAGCTTCACCGGGACAACTTCGGCAAGCCGGCGACCGCGCTTGTGGCCCACGCCCCCACGCTGGTGCTTCACGACTCGCCGATGACGCGGGCCATCATCGAGCGCGAGAGGCAGCGCGACCCCGACAACGCGCGTCGGGAGTTCGACGCCGAGTTCATGCAGGGCGGCACGACCGTGTTCTTCGAGGGCACGACCCTCGACGCGGCGGTCACGGACGAGGTGTTCACGCTCCAGCCGGGCGACCAGGTGGCGGCAGGTGGTGACTTCGGCTTCCGGTCCGACTCCTCGGCACTCGTCATGGTCGCGCTTCGCGGTACGACGGTCCACGTCTTCGACGGCGCAGAGGAGCGGCCGAACGGCGCGCCCCTCAAGCCCTCGCAGACCGTCCAGGCCTTCGCCGCGAAGATGCTCGGCCGGTGCAGCTACCTCATGGCCGACGGCCACTACCGCGAGGCCATCGCCGAACACCTTGACGCCCACGGCCTGGAGTACGCCCCGGCCCCGACGCAGCCCGCCGAGACGTACGTGCGCGCGCGCATGCTCCTTCGGGAGGGCAGGGTTAGGATCCACGGCCTCGCCTTCCGAGGCCGCCTGCTCCAGCAGATGCGTGAGGTGCAGGGCAAGCCCACGTCGGGCGGCGGGATGAGCATCGTGCACCCGCGATGGGCCACGGGCGGCCACGGCGACCTCTGCGCCGCGCTCGTTCTCGCCCTCTGGCAGGTCACGGGCGACGCGGTGGAGGCGCAGGCCCCGACGCCAGGCACGAAGGAATGGGAGGCGTCCCTCGTCGAGGCTCGACGTCGCGCCTTCCTCGAAGACCAGGAACGACCGCAATGGATGCCGCGGCACGCGAGCGACCGCGGAGAGGGAGCATGGTGGAGGAAATGAGCGAGCACATCGGGTCAGAGTTCGTCAGCGGCCACGACCGCGGCGCGTTCGGGGAACTGCTCGGCCGGCTCAAGGCCGCTGGAGTCAAACAGCTGGTCTTCCGCGCCGAGCTCTACGCCGACAAGGAGTCCGACGCGCGATGGATTGCCATGTGTAGCGTTGGCTTCACCGCGCGCGAGAGCCGCGGACGCACCGGCGAAGAGGCTCTCCGTCGCCTCGTCGAGGCCATCGAGAGCAACGCGTAAACGCAACCCAGTTGCACATGCAACCCGGTTGCGGTAAAACTGCCACTGAGGGAACGGACCGGTGACCGACCGCGCCTACGACGTCGAGGGGCTTCGCAGCATCGTGAAAGCGATGCGCGCTCTCGGCGTTACGCGCTGGAACGGCATCGAGCTTGGTCCAGACCCCCTCGCCGAGACCCCCTCCGAGCAGACCTACACCCCTCCCGAGGTGACCGAGGCACGCGAGCGCGAAGAGCGCCGGCGCGTGGCCTATGCGTCCTCGGGCGGGCTCGTGTTGCGTCTGACTCGTGAAGCACGCTAGCGCCGCCTGGTACGACGAGCCGAAGGGCGACGTTCACGCCGCGCTCGTGGCGGTCTGGAACGTCGTCCGCGACGAGAACGCCTGGCGCGTGGACGCTGACGAGTACCACGCGGGCCTCTATGCCGCGTCGGATCGTCCCGGCGTCCGAGGGCGAAGCCGTCGCGGTTACGAGTACGGCCCCGCGACGCTGCCCTACAACGTCTGCCGGTCGGCCGTCGACACGCTCCAGGCGAAGATTGCCAAGCAGCGCCCGCTTCCGCAGGTGCTGACCCAGCGCGGCAACTGGAAGAACCAGAAGCGCGCGCGGAAGATGACGCAGTTTCTCGAAGGCGAGTTCTACCGCCAGCGCATCTTCGAGGGGCAGTCGGCTCGCATCGTGCGCGACGCGCTCGTGTTCGGTCGAGGCGTGCTCAAGGTCTGGGCTGAGGGCGACCAGGTCAGGACCGAGCGGGTTCACCCGTGGGAGCTGTTCACCGACAGCTGGGATGACCGCTACGGCGACCCGCGGAACCTCTACCACCGCCGCAGCGTCGACAAGGGCGTGGCGATGCAGCTCTTTGCCCGCTCCGAGGGAGGTGGGTGGAGGTCCTCGGCGCGCGATGCCATCGAGCAGGCGGGACGGTTCGACCTGTCCTCTGACCTCGAAGCCGGCGACGAGGCCACGACGGTCGAGCGTATCGACCTCATCGAGGCCTGGCACCGCTGCGACCGGCATTCAGACAAGCCGCACAAGTGCACCGGCCGGCATGTGGTCGTGACGACCTCGGGAACGCTCGTCGACGAGCCCTGGGAGCACGACTACTTCCCCTTCGCCATCCTCGGCTACTGCGAGCCCATCTCGGGCTACTGGGCGCACGGCCTCGTCGAGCAGCTGGAGGGCTACCAGTACGAGATCAACCTCGCCTCGCAGAAGTCGAGCGAGCAGCACCGCATGAGCGGCGTCGGCATCCTCGTGCCCACGTCCGCGAAGATGCACGACCAGCAGTTCCGGAACGGCATCAACATCATGCACCACTCGCCTGGAGGGACCCCGCAGGTCTTCCAGATGGACCTGGTGAACGAGCACACGCGCGTCCGCCCGCGTGAGCTGACGCAAGACGCCCTGAACGACGCCGGTATCTCGCAGATGGCCGCGCAGAGCCAGAAGCCCTCGGGCGTCACCGCGGCCCTCGCGCTCCAGACGCTCGACGACATCGAGACCGAGCGCTTCATGGTGTTCGGCCGGGCCTACGAGGCCTGGTGCCTCGACATCGCGCGTCGGCTCATCGACTGCGCGAAGGACATCGCGAACGACTACGGCGACCTTGCCGTGTCCGTCCCGATGAAGGGCGGCCTCCTCGACCTGTCGTGGAAGGACGTCTACGTCGACGGTACGGAGCTGCGGGTCTTCTCGACGTCGATGCTCCCGCAGCAGCTCGGCGCGCGCCTCGAGCGGCTGAAAGACCTCTGGAACACCGGCCTCATCGACCGGGCGACGTTCCTTCGCCAGCTCGACGCGCCGGACATGCAGGCGGAGCTCGACCTCGAGACCGCGGACAAGCTCGTCATCGACGAGATGCTCGAACGCATGGCTGACGCCGAGGAGGACGAGGGCGAGGAGGCGGCGTTCATGCCCCCGTCCGCGTACCAAGAGCTGACCTGGGGCGCCAAGCGCGCGCAGCAGAAGCTCAATCGCGGGCTCCTCGACGGCATGCCCGAGTTCAACCAGCTGCTTCTCCAGCGCTGGATCAAAGAAGCGCAGGCCCTCATCGACCTCGCGAACCCACCGCCTGCTCCGGCCGCTCCGGCGCTGGCTCCTCCACCGGGCGCAGCACCCCCGCCCCCTGACCTCCCCGGCCTCGGCATCCCCGGCGCCCCTCCAGGGATGGCGGCATGAGCGCCCTTGTCGAGACCGGCGACGTGGTGGAAGTGCTCGCGCGTTACCCCGACAACGCGTTCGACGCGGTTCTTTGTGATCCGCCCTACGGCCTGTCGTTCATGGGCAAGCGCTGGGATTACGACGTGCCCTCTGTCGACTTGTGGCGCGAGGTCCTTCGCGTGTGCAAGCCCGGCGCGCCGCTGCTCGCTGCGTTCGGTACGCGCACGTATCACCGCGGCGTCGTGCGGATCGAAGACGCGGGGTGGGATATCCGCGACTCGATAGTGTGGATGTACGGGTCGGGCTTCCCTAAGTCGCTGGACGTCAGCAAGGCGCTGGACGCGGCGGCGGGTGCGGAGCGCGAGGTAACCGGCGTTGCCGGACGCACTGGAGGCGGCAGGGCGTGCATGAACGACGCCCCAGGAAACGGACGCGCTAAGGACTATCTGGCGGGAGAGTTCTACTCGACCGCCCCCGCGACCGACGCCGCACGCGAGTGGTCCGGCTACGGCACTGCCCTGAAGCCCGCGCACGAGCCCTATGTGCTCGCGCGCAAGCCGCTTGACGGCACGGTCGCGGCGAACGTCGCGCGGTGGGGTGTCGGGGCGCTGGCCATCGATGCGTGCAGGGTCGAGGGACCGCCGAGCGTCGGCGGCAAGTCAGGCGACGGGTTGGGCTACGGCGGTGCAGACGGCACGCGTGTCATCGACCGCAGCATGACCGACGGCCGCTGGCCCGCGAACGTGATCCTCGACGAGGGCGCGGGGGCGTTGCTCGATGCGCAGACGGGCGCGCGGCGCAGCGCCGGCAACTATCCGAGCGATGCGACCGGACGCGACGGAGCGACGTCGCTCCGTCCCACGCAGGGGAAGCTGTACGCCGACAGCGGCGGCGCCTCGCGCTTCTTCTACTGCGCGAAGGCGTCCCGCGCCGAGCGTGACGCCGGCTGCGAAGACCTGTCCCCGTCGACGGGAGGGGAGGCCACGGGCCGCGAGGACGACAGCGCCGGCACGCGCAGCCCCCGCGCAGGCGCAGGCCGCACCGGAGGCGCCCGCAACGTCCACCCGACCGTGAAGCCCCTCGCCCTCTGCGAGTACCTCGCGCGGCTCATCTTGCCGCCGAGGCCTGGCGCGATCCTGGTCCCGTTCGCGGGGTCAGGGTCCGAGATGATCGGCGCCCTGCGCGCCGGCTGGCCCAGCGTGGTCGGCATCGAACGCGAACCCCTTTACGTGCGCATTGCAGAGATGCGCCTAGCCAAAGCAGCCGCATGAGCGACAACCTCCAGCAGACCACCTCCGCCGTCCCGACCATCGCCGAGACCGCGCCGACGCCTCCGGGTGACGGCGCCGACGACTTCGACGCACGGCTCCACGCCCTCCGCGCCGAGCCCGACGCTTCCGCGCCTGCGCCTGCCCCGGAGGCGGGGAACAGTCTCCCTCCTGCGTCCGCCTCCGAGGCAGACTCAGACGCCGGAGCCAAGCGGGCCGAGGAGCGACGTGCACGCCTCGCCGAGATGCAGGCGCGCCTTCGCCGCCAGGTCGACGACCGCCCCGCGCGACCGACCGAGGATTACGTCGCGAAGCTTGCCGAGGCGCAGAAGCGTCTCGACGAGATGCAGGCCGCTCAGTCCAAGTTCGTTGACCCGTCGAAGCTCGACGAGGCCGGGTTCTTCGACCTCGCCAAGCGTCTCCAGGTCAGCCCGCAGAAGCTCGGCGAGTTCCTTCGCGAGGCCACGCTCCACCCCGAGGTGGTCGCCGCGCAGGCCGCGCAGAAGGCGCTCGACCCGCGCATCGCTGCCGCCGAGGAGCGCGCCGCGAAGGCCGAGCAGATGGTTCAGCAGTTCATCGCCGAGCAACACGCCCGCGAGGCGCAGGCCCGCGAGGCGGCCGTGATGAACCAGTTCGTTCAGAGCATCACGCCCGAGGAAGCGCCCCACGCGGCGACGTTCCTCCAGGCCTTCGGGCCTCAAGAGTTTCTGCGTGTCGTGGAGTCCGCAGCGTCGGAACTTCCCGAGGGCGCAGGCCGTCAGGCACTCGTTGACGTTCTCGAAGAGAACCTCGAGCGGCTGGCGCGCGCGTTCGTTCCCCCCAGCAGTGCGAAGCAGACGACCCCTACCCCGATTCACGCCGCAGCGAAGGCAACCACCGTTTCCAACACTCTCGCGCAGACCCGCGCGTCGGTGGTGGAGGACGACGACTGGGCCTCGCTGCCGTTCGAAGAGCGGCTCGCAAGGATGAAGGCGTCGGCCTAACCGCCTGACCTCGGGCGTGCGCGCGAACCGGGAGGTTCGTTATGCCCGCCGCAACCGTCTCTCAGTACAAGTTTATTCGCTCGCTGTGGCCGACGAAGGCCATCGTCGAGCAGATCGTAAAGCAGTCCCCGCTCCTCGGCCTCATGCCGAAGGACACGCAGTTCGGGGAGAAGATCCGTTACGTCACCGTCGGCACCGGCGGTGGACAGGGCCTCGGTAGCGAGTTCCTGGAGGCCAAGCAGAACAAGACGCCGTCGACCGGCGAGGAGTTCCAGGTCCAGACGGTCCCGTTCTACGGAAACTTCTCCATCTCCGGCGACATCTGGCGCAAGTACGAGTTCACCGGGAACAAGGGCCTCATCGTCGACCCGATGGCCCGCGACTCGAAGAACCTCCTCATGGAGGCGAAGAACGACCTGTCGTCCTTCCTCCATGGCAACGGAGGCGGCGCCGTCGGCCGCATCCTCTCGACCTCGACGCTCACCTCGCAGACCATCACGCTCGACAAGGGCGCGGACCGTCGACGCATCCGTCGCGGCATGACCCTCTGGGCCGCCACGACGGACGGCACGAGCGGCTCGGTCCTCTCGGGCTATGTCAAGGTCGCGAGCATCGGCGGCACCGAGTCTGCGCCGACCGTCACGGTCGAGCAGGCTTCGTGGGCGGCGGGCATCCCCGGCCTCACCACGACCAGCTACCTCTTCCGCGCCGGCACGTTCGGCAACGTCATCAAGGGTCTCGACGCCTGGTGCCCGGAGCACACGGGCTCGCCCTCGGCGTTCCTCGGCGTCACGCGCTCGAACGACCCGGACAAGCTCGCCGGTCAGTGCCTCACGGCCACGACCACGAGCCCGCGTCAGCGCATCATGGACGCGAGTCGCCTCCAGGCGGACGCGACGGGCGCGGAGAACCCGGTCTACCTCCTCTCCACGCGCAACTGGGTCAACCTCTTCAACGAGCTCTCGTCGTCGGGGTCGCTCCAGCTGACGAAGATGCCGGCCGCGCCGATGGGTGGGATCAAGATCGGCGTCGAGTACGACGCGATCTCCATCGTCGGCCCGAGCGGCAACATCAAGGTCGTTGCCGACCCGTTCGCGCCCGACAACGTGGAGCGCCTCCTCGACCTCAGTGTCTGGAAGCTCTCGTCCACGGGTGAGCTCCTGCACTGGGACAAGGGCGCGACGCCCGACGGCCCGATGCTCGAGGACCAGGCCGACGCGCGCGAGGTTCGTCTCGTGGGCGACATGGCTACGGAGTGCTGGAACCCCTGGGCCAACGTCCGGGTCAAGGTCGCCTGAGAAGGAGCTGAGAAATGCCTACGGATCGCGAATACATCAAGATGCAGGATGCCGGGCGACTCGGCACCACGGGCGCGGTGGACCCCAAGGGCGAGGCGGACTACGTCCACGCGGACGTTCTCTTCTTCGACAAGGCGTCCGCCGACGCGATGGCGAACACCACTACGTCGGAGACGTACACGGGCGTGTACTTCCCCCGCAAGGTGCGCCTCCTCTCCGTGACGTACGTGGCGCTCGCCACGGGCATCACGGCCGACAACACCAACTACGCGACGGTGACCGTCTCGAAGCGCGACAGCGCCGCGGGGAACAAGGCCACGGTCGCGACGCTGACCACGACCATCACCAGCTCGGGCAACGTCACCACGGGCGCCGGCAAGGCCCTCGTGCTGACGGCTGCGAACGTGGTGGTGGACGCGGGCTCGTCGTTCACGTTCGAGATCGCGAAGGCGGGCTCGGGCGTCATCGTCCCGGCGGGTCGCTTCACCGTTCACTACACCTACGTTTGAGAGGGGTTCGTCATGCCTTACGAGCCCATCATGGACGGCAAGAGCACGCCGAACGTTTACGGCGAGCACCTGTTCAAGATCCGAGCGACCTTCGGCGCAACGTCCACCGTGACGTACCGTTCGAAGGACGCGACGATCGCGAAGACGACGACGACGACGTTCACCGTCACCCTCCCCAAGCCCTACGCCGAGATCACGCATTTCGGGCAGAGCTGGGCGAAGGCGACGGGAGCTGACCCGCTCGCCATGCAGATCACGACGAACAACGTTGCGACGGACGGCACGATCGTTCTCACCTCGGTGAGCACGAACAGCGCCGGGGTCGCGACGGCGCCGGCCACCGGCGACGTCGTGTACCTCCAGATCGGCGTGTCCTGCGACTCGCTGAACAACCAGTTCACGGGCTGACCGTGAAGGGACTCCTCGCCATCCTGGGCAAGCCGAAGGGCGCGCCTGACAGCGAAGAGGCCGAAGGCCCCGACTCGGAGGACGCGGGCGGTATGTCCGCGTCCTTCGAGAAGGAGGCCCTTTCTGCCGCGAAGGACGGAGACCTCGAAGGCCTCGCGCGCGCCCTCATGGGCTACGCGAAAGCCTGCAAGGCGGAGTGACGCATGGCCCTGACGCAGACCCTTGCGCAGCTACGGACGAACGTGCGCCGCATGGCGGACGTGGCGGGCACGACTGCGCTCCAGCGTCACCCCGACACCGACCTGAATGACTACGTGAATCGGGGAATCGCTGCGCTCCGGCGTGAGCTGGACGTGGCGATCCCCGATCAGCGTTTCCTGTCCTCGACCACTACCTCGACCGTCGCCGGCACGAGCACCTACGCGCTCCCGGCAGGCTTCAACTTCCTCGTGTCCGTGGACCTCGAAGCCCACGGCACAAAGCTCTGGCTCGTCCCCTACGAGATGCACGAGCGCCCCACGCTGACCTCCCCCGATACGGCCTACGCGGGCACCCCCGCCCACTATCGGCTCCGGGGAAGCAACATCGAGGTCCTCCCGACCCCGCAGGGCGTCTTCACCCTCACGCTCTGGTACGTCGCCGACCCTTCGACCCTGAGCCTCGACGCCGACACCTTCGACACCATCACGCGCCTGGATGACTTCGTCATCGCCTACGCCTCCAAGCTCGTGGCGATGAAAGACAAGAACTGGGACCTCGTCGGTGCCTGCGACGGCCTCATGGACCGCATGCGCGAAGACGTGCAGTTCATCGCGCGCGGTCGTGACCGGAACGCCCCGAGCCGCATTGTCGACGAGGCCCTCGCCGACCGGTACGGCCGCGTGAGGCGCTGGTGAGCGCTGCGGTTGTCAGCAGCAGCGGCGTCGTTCGGAAGCTCGACAAGCCCGCGCAGTCCGTCGAGGTCTTCACGTCCT